CTACCTAAACTACGTAGTCGAAAATTGGATGGACGAAAATAAAATCGCTGTTCAAAATGGTCTTCGTACTGAAATTGCTGAAGGTTTCATGAGCAATCTTAAAGATCTGTTCACAGAGTCTTATATTGAAGTACCGGAGTCAAAAGTCGACCTAGTTGACGATCTCGCTGGTCAGGTTGAGGAGCTAGAAGAGCGCCTGAACAAGACTACCAAAGACGCGATCGACCTTTCGGAAGAAATTGAAAATCTTAAGAGAGATCGTATTGTCGCTGAAGCTGCTAAGGGTCTTGCAGACACTCAAGCAGAAAAACTAGCGGGTCTTCTTGAAAAGGCAGAATTCGAATCAGAAGAAGCTTTCGTTAAGAAAGTGGAAGTAATTAAAGAATCGTATTTTGCGGAACAAAAAGTAGAAGCTGATCCAATTGAGACGGAAACAATCACTGAAGAAGATACAGTGGAAGTTTCGGCAGTTATGGAACAGTATCTCACAGCTCTTAGAAAAACCCAATAAGGAGTATAGACAAATGTCTTACGATAAATTAATTGAGAAATGGAACCCAGTTCTCTCGGAAGAAAGCGTTGCACCTATTGCTGATAAGCATAGAAAAGCTGTAACTGCTCAGCTTCTGGAAAACCAAGAGGTTGCTTTCCGCGAAGAAGGTTCGCAGATGAACTTCCTGGCGGAACACGACCAAAACACAACTAACGTCACTAGCGGTACTACTGCGAACTGGAACCCAGTTCTTATCTCGCTTGTACGTCGTGCTATGCCAAACATGATCGCTCACGATATCGCTGGCGTTCAGCCAATGACCGGTCCAACAGGCCTCATCTTCGCGATGAAGTCACGTTACCGTTCAACTAAATCTGGCGTTTCTGTTGGTGATGAGGCTCTGTTCGGCGAAGCTGCATTTAACTTCTCGGGTGACTCGGGCACAACTGCAATGGCAGCTGATGGCTCTGGTCTTTCGGGCGTTAATGATGGCGACGGTGACTCTACAATCGCAGACTCGGTTGCAGATCCTACTACAGGTCTTGACCTTTACACTACCGCTGAAGCAGAAGCACTTGGTGCATCTGGCGGCGAACAGTTCGCTGAAATGGGTTTCACCATGGAAAAAGCAACTGTTACTGCAAAGTCACGTGCTCTGAAAGCCGAGTACACTATGGAATTGGCACAGGATCTTAAGGCTATCCACGGTCTGGATGCTGAAACAGAACTTGCTAATATCCTGACAACTGAGATCCTAGCGGAAATCAACCGCGAAGTTATCCGTACAGTTAACTCTCAGGCGAAGCTTGGTGCTACTACTGGTAACACTGCAGTTAACGGCATCTTCGATCTTCAGACAGACGCAGACGGTCGTTGGAGCGTTGAAAAGATCAAAGGTCTTATCATCCAGCTCGAGCGTGAAGCTAACCAGATCGCAAAAGACACTCGTCGCGGTAAGGGTAACTTCCTGGTCGTTTCTTCGGATGTTGCTTCGGCTCTTGCAGCTTCGGGTATGCTTGATTACGCTCCGGCGCTTTCGGCTAACCTGAACGTCGACGACACAGGTAACACTTTTGCAGGCGTTCTGAACGGTCGCACTAAGGTCTATATCGACCCATATGCAACTGCAGACTATGCAACTGTAGGTTATAAAGGTTCTTCGGCATATGACGCAGGTCTATTCTACTGCCCATACGTACCACTAACTATGGTTCGTGCGGTTGGTGAGAACACCTTCCAGCCAAAAATCGGCTTCAAGACTCGCTACGGTATGGTTTCGAACCCATTCGTTGGCGCTACTCCTGCTAACGGTCTGGCAGCTGCTAAGACCAATCAGTACTACAGGATCTTCAGGGTTGATAATATCCTGGGCGCATAAGCCTAGCGAAGAGAAGGGTCAACCTTCCAAAATAATAGATGGGGCGGCATTTTGCCGCCCTTTTTAGTGGCCGTTCAAATCCTTATATTCTTCCGTTTTTTCTCTTATAAATATAGGTAACAAGATGAGGAATGAAATATGTCTTTAACCGAAAATCGTAATTACTTACAACCCAGTGCATTCAAAGTTCTGATTGACCGAAAAAGGTTTGCCAACGCGAATTTCTTTGCGCAGTCGTTTCAACATCCGGATGTTAGTACTACTGCGACCGAAGTTCCATATAGACAGTATAGCAGCTCTCCCGAAATCCCGGATACTTACCAGTATGGGGAATTGACTATTAACTTCATATTAGATGAGGATATGGAAGTATACACGGAACTCCATACCTGGCTAAAGGATAATGTTGATAAAGAATTTCAGGAAGCTGATTCGGTCAATCCCTCGTATGCAGATATCGTGATTACCGTTCTATCTAGTAAGAATAATGTTAATAAGAAAATCAAATACAGAAATGCATTTCCAACTAATATTGGGGGTATTTCTTTTGAAGCGAATCTCGACGGTCTGCAGGTTATGGCTTTTCCGGTTTCGTTCCGTTATACATACTTTGACATTGAATAAACTATAGGATTATATTTGTGATTGATCTACAGAATGTACTGAAAGAGTGGGAAACTGATTCCGTAATTGATGATATGAATTTAGATGAAGAGAGCAGAAAAGCTGCTAATCTCCATGCTAAATATCTACAATTATATTCCCTTGCAAAACTTCAACTTAAAAAATCAGAAATGTCGCAGAAGTCCCTATTGAAGGATAAGTGGCTATATTATGGTGGGAAAATGACTGCAGAGGATATTGAAGATAGAGGTTGGGAGTATGACCCGTTTGATGGGCTTAAAGTCCTGAAGACTGATATGGATCGCTATTATGATGCAGATCCTGATATACAGAAATCGGAAGAGAAAGTAGAATACTGGAAGACCGTGGTTGCAGCTCTAAAAGAAATTCTGGATAATGTCAAATGGCGGCATCAGACTATTAAGAATATTCTAGAATGGAAAAAGTTTCAAGCCGGTGCATAACGAATTAATCATTTGGACCATACAGCGAACAGGTGCCACAACGCTTAAATCCCGATTGGGTATCCAAGGCGCTATATTCGGTAATGGTGGGAAGTATGGCTCAACCCCCTCGGAAGAGATGGAGGATATTTTATCCTTTGAGAGAGAATTTAAATCCTCAGTAGGGGGATATCATACTAATTGGGGTAAGTTATTCCAAATCGCGAAATATACCCCCGATCGTACCCATATCGTACATTACCGAGATAATTCAGCAGATCGTATACTATCTTGGTATCTCGCCAACTCGACTGGTGCATTCAGTCCTAAAAAAGTGGACAAATATAAAGATAATGTAGTTAAATTCCTCGGGGATGATACACTAGACGCATCCCACTTAATTGAACGAGAGATACTTGATCTAAAGCTCCTTCTACAAGCCTCAGTTATCCTTAATAGCCTTGGTCGAGATATAATCGTTACTAAGTATGAGGATTTCTTTACACCGGAGCAAGGATATGGCACTCGTGATATATACGAACAGTTATCCGGCGTAGATGACTTTAATGAGTTAATAAATAACAATGCAGAGATTCGAAACTTAAAAGCTGAAATTGATGGAAAAGATAACAGTACAGAAGAACACCCACGTATCGCTGAACTTAAGTTGTAATAGTGGAATTGCGATGGAGTTAAACGAGTTCTTTTCGTTTTTCGTTCCTGGCTACAAATTTATGCCAGCGTATAAGAATAAGGTATGGGATGGTAAAGTCCGTTTATTTAATCGAAATACCTATGAATTACCCGTAGGCCTATACCATTATCTTAGTCATTTTGCAAAGAAACGGGGTTACGAGATTGATCTGATAGAGGGTACAGTTGGTTATCCTACAGATAAAAATCAGGTAGATCCGAAGGCGATATTAGAATTCCTGAAGTCTTTGAATCTTTCATCACGCGGTAATCCTATTGATGTAAGAGATTATCAGTTTCAGGCTATCTGCACGGGCATACAAGATAGAAGATCTATCCTACTTTCACCAACTGGGTCGGGTAAGTCCTTAATTATATACTCATTGCTCCGATGGTATCTTGATAACCATGATGATAAGATTCTGGTTATTGTTCCAACCACATCTTTGGTTGAGCAAATGCATTCAGACTTCGCCGACTATTCTGCAAAGGATCCTACCTTTAACGGCAAAGAGATGTGTCACACTATCTTCTCAGGTCGACCTAAAAATAATATAGAGCAGCGAGTTGTTATCAGCACATGGCAATCTGTCTATAAACTCCCTGGTACTTGGTTCGATCAATTTGGAGCGGTTTTCGGTGATGAGTGTCATGGTTTCAAATCCAAATCATTGACCTCCATTATGAACAAATCGCGGCGCGCAGCTTATCGATTTGGAACAACAGGAACACTTGACGGAACACAAACTCATGAACTCGTACTCCAAGGTTTATTCGGAAAGGTATATGATGTAACAACTACTAAGAAGCTCCAGGAAAATGACACCCTTGCAGAATTAGATATCTCGATGCTATCCCTTAAACATCCTAAATCTATCGGGAAAGACTGGGGTAAGCGGACGTATCAAGAGGAGATAGATTATATTGTAAGGAACGATGAGCGTAATAAATTCATTAAGAATCTGGCATTAGATCAGAAGGGTAATACCCTAGTATTGTTCCAATTTGTGGAGAAGCATGGTAAACCCCTATATACTATGATAAAGGATGATGCTAAAGAAGGACAAAGGGTTTATTTCGTAAGTGGTGAGGTTGAAACAGAAGATCGAGAAGCCATTCGAGGAATCGTAGAGCAACAATCTAATTCGGTGATTGTCGCCTCGCTCGGTACCTTTTCCACAGGTATTAACATCAGGAACCTACACAATATCATCTTCGCCTCTCCTTCTAAATCTCAGATACGGGTACTACAGTCAATTGGCCGTGGGCTTCGTAAGTCTGATAATAACCAAGCTACTCATCTGTTTGATATTGTGGATGACATCACAGGCAATAAAGCTAAGAAGAACTTTGCCTTTCAGCATGGAGCAGAACGTCTAAAGATCTATGAGAAGCAGGGATTTAACTATAAGATATATAAGATAGATTTAAATGAGTGAATACGCAATATTACAATATAAGCTACTAACCGGAGAGGAAGTTATCTCTGAAGTAGTTGCCTGGCCGGATGATAGTAATGATGTAGGTAAACTCATTTTGAGGAACCCTCTCACTATTAAATTTGATATGGAACAGACT